AATCATGCCTAAAGTAGCCAGAGGGGATTCAGTAGATACAGTCAAAACTAATCATGATTGTATCGCTGAAACAACGACAGATACAATGTCAGGTGATGTAATTGTAAACGGAACAGGTGTGCATAGACAAGGGGATAAAACTGTACCACATCCTATGGGAGCATCTGCATGTCCTAATCACACACCTGCGATAACAACAGGGTCAACAACAGTCTTTGCGAATGGAAAAGGAGTCGCCAGAATAGGAGATCTCTATGACGATGGTGAAGAAGTCTCATCTGGTTCTGGTACAGTATTTGCAGGCCCTTAACCGTCCCTTAAAAACATATAAATAACGTTATGAGTATAAGTTCAAGAGAAAAAGCATATAGTGACATAGACCTAAAGTTTAGGGTAATACCTAACTCCGGAGATCTTGCACTTAAAAAAGATATCCTAGCGGTCAAACAGTCTGTAATTAACATTCTAATGACTAATCGAGGAGAGAAAGTATTTGATCCTGATTTTGGAGGATCACTACGAGATTATCTATTTGAAAATTATGATTCTATTACAGAAGCTGCTATTAAATCAAGAATAACAACATCATTATTAAACTATGAACCTAGAGTTGAGATTATTGGTTTAGTGGTAACTGATTTAACAGAACGAAATGCATTACGCATTAGGTTAGAACTTAATATAATCTCACCCGAAGAAGTAACAACAACTGTAGAATTTATTGTAGAGAGATTACGCTAATGGCACAAACGACAGGAAATCTAAATGTATCTGAATTAGATTTTCATCAAATTAAAACCAACCTTAAAGATTTTCTTAAAGGTCAGTCTGAGTTTGATGATTATAATTTTGACGGATCAACAATCAACGCGTTATTAGATGTATTAGCATATACGACACATTATAACGCATTTAATGCAAACATGGCAGTGAATGAAACATTTCTTGATACTGCTCAGTTACGAAGTTCAGTGGTATCTCATGCTAAGTTACTAGGATATACACCTAGATCAGCTTATGCTCCTAGGGCATATGTTGATATCTCAATTAATCCACCAGCGGGTGACCCTACATGGATGATTAATTCAGACGGAACATACAAACTAATGTTGATGCCTAGAGGTACTGAATATAAATCTATTATTGGCTCTGATAGTTATACTTTTGTTAATACAAAAACACTAGCGGTTCCTAGAGAAAATGGAACATATACATTTAAGAATGTAGAACTTATTCAAGGTCAATATAAAAACACTGAATACGTATATGATAAAAACACAGCAGAACGGTTTATATTACCTCATGATAATGCAGTGACATCTTCATTAATTGTTACCGTAAAAGAATCTAAAGCATCAGCTGAAAAGGCGACATATACATTATCTACTAGTATAGTAGATATTGATAGTACTGTAAATGCCTATTGGATTCAAGAAGGTAAAGATGGTTTCTATGAAGTATATTTCGGTGACGGATATATAGGTAAGAAATTAATTGATGGTAATATTGTTCAGTTAGAATATGTTATTACTAAGGCGGGAGATGCTAATGGAGCATCTGCGTTTAGTTTAGTTGGTGATATCAGCGGTAATACTAATATCAATATTTCTGTAATTGATACCGCATCAGGTGGCTCATTGGGTGAAGATATACCCTCCATTAAGTTCAACGCCCCCTTAACTTTTGTAGCACAAAATAGAGCAGTAACACCGGATGATTATAAATCAATTATCCAAGCAAACTTTGCAAACATTAGAGCTATTACAGTATGGGGTGGGGAAGATAATGAGCCACCTGATTACGGTAAGGTATATGTGACAATAGCACCAAAAGATACTGAGGTGTTGTCATATTCAGATAAAGAGTTTATTAAAGGTCAATATCTGAAACCAAAGAATGTAGTATCTATTACACCAGAAATTATTGATCCTACATATACGTATGTACATATGGATATATTTTTTAAATATAATCCTAATACAACTAATGGTGATGTTGCGTCACTACAAGAGCAAGTTAGAACGTCTATAGCTCTCTATCAAGAAAACGACTTAAAGAGGTTTGATGGTGTGTTCAGGTATTCAACAGTATTAAATATTATTGACAATTCTGATTATTCTATTTTAAACTCGTTCGCACGTGTATATATGAAGAAACGATTTATTCCCTTATTAGGTGAAGAACATAAGTATGTACTAACATATGCATCTCCTATACTTAAATCAACGTCAAACTCACCAATAATTACGTCTACAGGATTTACTTATGCGGGTCAAGCTTGTCTTCTTTTAGATGTATTAGGTACGGATGGTGTTCGAGTAATTAATATAGTATCTTCTCTGGATAATGCTATAGTCTATAATGCTATAGGATATATAGACGAATCTGCAGGTAAGATTATATTAAATGGGTTTGCTCCTACAGTTATAATGGATTCCAGTGTTGATTACATTGAAATCACTGTATCTCCTAACTCATTCGATCTAGCACCTAATCGAAATGAACTACTAACTATATTAACAGATACTATCAATATATCAGGTGAAGTAGATACAATGATTACGGGTGGTACAGCAGCTGGTATTGATTATACTACAACTTCTAAAGAGAAATAGTTATGCCAAAACATGGTAATAAAAGGTTTAATATATCATCTGAGGTATCGTCTATATTACCTCAGCATATATCTAACGAATCTCCGGATCTAGAAATATTTCTGAAGAAGTATTTGGAGTTCTTAGAGACAGACAGTAAAGCCTCATATCATTTAAATACTATTATTGATAATAGAGATATTGATTCTACAGACGATAAATTTCTAGAACGACTTCAAAACGAAGTAGGTCAACCTATACCGAGACAGTTTCCTGCAGACCCTAGATTGATATATAAACATTTAACTGAATTATATAGATCAAGAGGAACTATTGATTCTATAAAGGCGTTCTTTAGATTCTTTTATGATGATGAAGTAGAGATATATTTCCCTAAAGATGATATATTTGCACCATCAGATGGTAAGTGGATATCGCAAACTGAGGACATCAAATCTGATCCTACATCATATACCCCCGCTTATATATTTACTATATCTACAGCAACCTCATTAATAGAAGGCATTGATGATAATGGGGCTAAACTTAGTTATGAATCCCCATTAATATATGTTAATGATGCACTAGTTACTAACTATAAAACATATATTAAACCTAATGTAGCAAACTCTGATATAGATTATTTTATAGAATTTGACACACCATTAGATGTTGATGATACGGTGAGTATATATAATACAGGGAGTTTCAATACAGAAGATGGTTTTCTTGATGCAGAGAAGAAAATACAAGATTCATATTATTACCAGAAGTTTTCATATGTATTGAGAACAGGTTCTAATGCTGAGTTATGGAAGAATTCATTTAATCGATTAATACATCCAGCTGGATTTATATTCTTCGGTGAGATACTTATTTTAATATATCTTCAATCAATATATGCACTAAACCAACCCGGTAGACAAGTTGGTGGATTACCTATTCCGATTGTTATTCCAGTAACAGATGCTAAATCACAGTTTAATAAAGTAAATACTAGAACTAATGATTGGAACTCATATGTTGTTAAATCATATGAATTTCAACACCATCATTTAGTATTTGGTATGAGAGAATATTTTGATAGATATAAGTTTAAACTTATATCACCAATATCAATGTGGAGTGTAACAACATTCACTGATGTAGCGTCTAAAAAAACAGATGGTAATATAGAGGCTGAGATTCATCAATCGGATATGGATATAACACAAACACCACATGTTATTATTGGTAATCCACAATATTTGCCCTATATCTAAATAAACTATATAAATAAAACTAATACACCAAATTAAGAAAGGCTCACAATATGACAGCAATAATCACCAGTCAATTTAGATTAAATATGGCTAAGAAACTGATAGATGATATTAAATCTACTGGCAATTCTTATTATTTATTTACAGGAAGATCAGAACAATGGACACCATCTGATGTAGATCCTGATACACCGTATGATAATTTATATTCTACACATTACGATGCCTATCAGAAAATGCAATCATTGAAGAAGATTGCTGAGAATGATGTGTCTTTTGCTACACCTAGATATCAATGGTCTCCCGGTACTGCATTTTCTGAATTTGATGACAGAGATCCTTTATTAGGAGATTCTAAGTATTTTGTAATATCTGATAATAATAATGTGTATATATGTCTTAAATCAGATGGGTATTCAACTATTAATCCGGATATTGCGGGTATTAAAACAAATGGTGTATCACCCTCATCTGATGGGTATATATGGAAATATCTGTATACTTTAGATAGTGCAGCGGCAACTAAGTTTTTAACATCATCATTTGTTCCTGTTGATTACATAACATCCACAGTTGGTGGTGCATCTGGAGTGAGTCAAGCAATAGCAAATCAATATGCGGTACAGAACAATGCTGTTCATGGAGCAATTTATAATATTAAAATCACTACAGGTGGTTCTGGTTATTCTGTAGTTCCTACTTTGGAAGTTGTAGGTGACGGAACTGGGGCGACAGCAACAGCCGTATTAACTGGTGATATTATAACAGGGGTTGATGTGACTAATCCAGGTCAGAATTATACACAAGCATCTGTTGTTATCACTAATGGGACACCTACTACTGATGCATCACTTAGACCAGTACTAGGACCAATTGGTGGGTTTGGTAAAGATCCTAGAAATGATCTTAGAGCTCATTATACTGCAATTAATACAACATTAACATATGATGAAGCTGGTGTATTCGTTATTAATAATGATTTTAGACAGATTGGTATTGTTAGAAATCCATTTACCCTCGGTGGCACCACTGTCGCGACAGCATTATCTTTATCAGCTACTAAAAATATGACAGTAGGTGTATCTAATTCATTCAACTCAGATGATGTAATTGAAGGTCTTACAACAGGGGCTAAAGCAATTGTAGATTATTATACCAATACTACAGGATCAATTTGGCAAGGTAAGATTAGATATCACCAGAATGAAGAAACTGGATTCACTGATTTCGCAGCCAATGAGAAAGTTAGAAAAGTAGGCACTAGCATCGCTGGTTCAACAATAACAAACTTTACTAACCCTACTTCTATTACGAATGTACATCCGTATACTGGTGATGTTATATTCTTAGAGAATAGGACGGCTGTATCAAGATCAATTGATCAAATTGAAACAATTAAACTTGTTTTAGAATTATAAAGGAAACAGATAATGTCATTAAAGTTTAATATAAAACCATATTTCGATGATTACGAAGTCGCTACAGCAGTAGACGGACTTACACCTAGAGAGAAATATAATAAGATTCTATTTCGTCCTTCTCACGCAGTACAAGCTAGAGAATTGACACAAATACAATCTATACTTCAGAATCAAGTCACATCAATGGGTGATCATCTCTTTAAAGAAGGTGCAATGGTAATCCCAGGTCATGTATCAGCTTCTACGAAGGTGGACTATATTAGACTTCAATCATTTTCCGGTGCAAATCTGGATGATATTGTAGGTAAGACATTAGAGGCTACTGATTCATCTTATACGGGTACGACAACTGGATTGCATGCGGTCATAGTTGCTGTATCTAAAGCAACTACTACTGAACCAAATACAGTTTATATTCAGTATATTAAATCAGGAACTTCTCAAGAGAAAGTATTTACAGCTGAAGAATATCTTAAAGTCATAGACTCATCAGGTCATACTTTTCGAATAGCATCTACACCAGCTGCAGGATCTTCTGATCCTCTTCCGATTGGTTTTGGTTCTGTAGCATTCCTTGAGTATGGGATATATTACATTAAAGGAACATTTGTTGTAGTTCAAGCCGATCAGTTAGTATTAGAAAAATATGCTCAGAATCCTTCATATGATGTAGGTCTTAGAATAACAGAGTCTATTATAACATCAACAGAAGATTCTAGTCTTAATGATAATGCTAATGGTACATTAAACTATGCAGCTCCTGGTGCTCATAGACATCAAATTAAAACTGAATTAACTACTATTGCTATTGGTTCTGATATCACAGGAACTGATGATGATTTTCTTCTTCTACTACAACTAGATGATGGTATAGTAACTAAACAGGTTAGAAGTACGGATTATGCTATTATTGAAGATACTCTTGCAAGAAGAACCTTCGATGAATCAGGTAACTATACAGTAGGACCTTTTGATATTGATATCAAAGAGCATACTGACGTTTATTCTCCCGGAGATTCTGTAAAGTTATCAGCTGGATTAGGACCTTCGAAGGCATATGTTCAAGGATATGAGATAGAGTCAATATCTACGATTAACGTAGATATTGATAAAGCAAGAGATACAGGTGTATTCAAAAATGCAGCAGTGCCAGTTGAGATAGGTAACTATATCGATATTAAAAACATGGATGGCATTCCTGATATATTGAATTATGGACAATTAGTACTTAGAGATTATGCTGTTGGTGGTAGTGTAGTTAATACTAGAATAGGACAAGCAAGAGTAAGATCTTTTCATCATGTGTCCGGTACAATAGGAACATCAGGATCGGTATATAGATTATTCTTATTTGATATTAAGATGGATGGTACGTTCTTATTCGATGCATTAAAATCTGTATACACTGCGGGTTCTCCTAATTTTGAAGCAGATATTAATGACGCTGTTGCGTCATTATCTACACCCTCTGATAATACTATGGTATATAAATTACCATTCAATCGTGTAAAAACTTGTGATTCTGATACTACAGGTCTTGCGGAATCCTTTGATTATATCTATGATACTATAGTAATAAATAAAGCAACACAATCTGTTACTACGGATCCGACTACTGGTATAGGTACTGCACAATTCACTGCGCAGACTAATGAGACGTTTAATCCGTATAACTCTACTACATGGACATTAGTAGAAGTATCAGGGGGATCTCCTGATGTACCCGGTAAGATAATACCTATAACAAGTGTCTCTTTGAATGGTACTGCTAACGTAGCAACTGTAGTTATGAGTGGTATCTCATCAGGTACTATTGTTAGATTGATAGCAGAAACACGAAGATCATTAAAGCATAAGAATAAATCACTCACTACGGGTGGTGGTGATAACGTAAAACAATTCTTTACAACATTCGCATCATCAGCCGCTGATCTAGTCGATTTTAAATTAGATCATTCAGACGCATATAAAATACAGAGTATTTATATGTCGGCTAATTTCACTACGGATGCTACAGTCGGGGATCCTGAGGTTTCTGAACATTATCTATTAGATGACGGTCAACGTGATAACTTTTATGATATAGCACGATGTAAGATAAAGGCAAGTACAGCATTCGTTCCTACAGGTCGATTAATGGTGATGTATTCGTACTTTACACATATCGGCACAGGTGATTTCTTTTCAGTCGATAGTTATACTAACGTAGTTGATTATAAAGATATTCCTAAATTTGTGTCTAATAACTCAGGTGATGAAATTGAACTAAGATCTGCAATTGATTTCAGACCTAAAATAGATAATTCTGGTGGTAACTTTACTGGTGTAGGATCCTCTATCTCTACTAGTCCTACTCCAAACACAACTTTTACTACTGATATTCAATATTATTTAAATAGATTAGATAAGATATTCTTAGATGCTAAAGGTAACTTTGGTGTGATAAAAGGTGTTTCGGCACTAGAACCTGAACTACCAGATTCACCTAAAGAATCTATGATATTATATCACATCACAGTTCCTGCTTATACTTTATCTCCTGATGAAGTTCAAATAGAATTGATTGATAATAAACGATATACAATGCGTGATATTGGTAAGTTAGAAAGACGTATTGATAATCTAGAATACTATACATCATTATCATTATTAGAATCAGAAGCTTCTAATAAAGAAATCATTGAAGGTATTGGTGGTTCTCAACTTACTAGAGTTAAATCAGGATTTGTAGTAGATTCATTTAATTCCCATTCTGTAGGTAATGTATTATCTCCTGAATATAAAGTATCTATTGATAGAGATAATAATAGATTACGTCCTTTATTTGTAGAGCATAACTCGGGGCTTAAATATTCAACCGCAATGTCTGCTAATGTACAAAAAACTGGTGATTTGATTACATTACCATATGCAGAAACTCAACTTTTAGATCAAAATAAAGCGTCTTCTACTATCAATGTTAATCCATATCAGGTATTTGAATGGACGGGTGCTGTTGAATTATCTCCTTCACAGGATGAGTGGAAAGATACTGTTAATAGACCTCAAGTAACTGTTAATCAAGACGGTATCTATGATGCAATGATGT